AGCGTCAATTGAGTGGTAAGCGTTAAGATCTTGAGCGAACTCAGGAGTCCATACTGCTTTCAACTTACGAGTCTTAGCAACGATTGGCTCTGATTGAAGTTCCAAGTTAACTTCTGGAATGTCAATGTCTGTACCGTTATTGATACCAGTATTGTTACCAGATCCTTTAAATGGATTTGCATCTTCGAAGTCACCTCTAGTAATATCAGTAGGTTGTTTGCTATAGTTAACATACAATCCAGAATTGTCAATCGCAGTTTGAAGTGCACCTGCTAATGAAGCAGTAACAACAAATGATGCAGTGTAATTTGAAGAAATAGTTGAAAATGCTTGTACTGGAATAATTTCAGTTGAACCAGAAATTAATGTAAATGATCTAACTGCTAATGAATCAGCATCAGTTGGTACTGGAACTGTGAAGTTAAAGTACTCTGAATTTACATATCTGTTATCGAAGTTCAAAGATGCACTTGTAGCGGCTGCAGCTGCTGCACCAGATCCTGTAGATGCTCCTGCTACTGAAGCAGTTACGTTTGGAATTGAATATCCAAATCTACCAGCACCATAAAGACCGCCTGTTGGATCACTTGATGTGTTAGTAACACCAAACATGGAGTCATCAGCTTCTGGAGATGCAAATGGATGACCTGAAGTTGATACTGGATCAGCGTTGTCATCATCAAATCCTGGTCTTGCTGTACCATATTTGAAATCTAGGTAAAAAATTAGTCCTGAAGGCAAGTTCATTGGTTGTACAGAAACAAATTCTTTAGCTGCAAATTCAGCAAAGATTCTTCTTACCAATGGAAGAGCAACACCTGCCCACTCTTCAGATCCTTCTGCAGTTCCTGTTGCAGAGGCTTCTTTTACAAGTTGTCTTGCTTGGTTTTCAAGCAACTGTGACATACCTGCTTTTTCTGTCTCATTTCTAAGACCTTCTAAAAGTCCGGTTCTTTCCCATTTAGTTACTAATGCTTTAGCAGCATTTCTTTGAGATGAATCGGGACTTTGTAATAATGAATTTAAACTCATCGTTTATTCTCCTTTTCTTGTTTTTTTAAAATTAAATTAATCCTGCTAATTTTTTCCATCTATTAGCATATTCAAATCCTTCATTAAGGACTTGTGTTGTTTTTATTGATGGAGCAGTTGTTGTAGTTGGTCTAGATGCATATGATTTAGATTCTTTAACCACTTTCTTTTTACCTACTGTAGGTTTTTTGAAAGATTCTGCCAAAGTACTAAATACTAGCTTAGCTTCTCTTGTTGTTGCTGCTCTGTCAAAGTTCTCAATAACTTTCATTTTTTGTGACTCGTTAAGTTCAAAGTTACGGAACAATTTGTTTGTGTAAAGCAATTTAGCGTTTAGCAAGTTAACTTCGTTGATAACTGATTTAAGATGACGTACTGTGCGGTAAGCTTCTGCTAATTCATTTTTCATACAATTACCTTCACAAGTTGCTTCTCCACATTGATCACACCCAGTACCTTCATTTTTCAGGTCTTCATCACCCATATCATCTTCTTCTGCAAGAATAGCTTCAATAAGTTCATCGATTGATTCGCCCATGGGAGTTTCTTCAACTTCGTCTGCCATATACATTTCAGTCTCAAGATCCATGTCTTCTTCTTCAGCATATATACCTTCTTCTAGTTCAGCAATGATAGATTCTAAATTTAAATCATCTTCCATTTCTTCTGCACCAGCTTCCGTGTCCATTTCGTCTTCCATGCCCATTTCGTCTTCCATGCCCATTTCATCTTCACCTGCTTGAGGTAAATCTCCTTCGTAGTCATATGTACCATCATTGTCTAGGTCAATTCCTACTCCGATTGAATCAGGCATATCCATGTCCATTCCAGCATCATCCATTCCAGCATCATCCATTCCAGCATCATCCGCACCCATGTCATCCATTGCCATTTCGTCTCCTGCCAATTCTTCGTCTTCTAATTCTTCAGACAATTTATTAGACAACATGCTTTGGATTCTAGGAGCAAATGCTTCTTGTAACGCTAACTTTGCATTGGCTAACGCAGTTTCTTTAACAGCTTTAGCGTCCGCAATCGCTTCTTTTAGCAAATCTGATTTTGCCATAGTTTTTTCTCCTTAAATTTTGTTTTTGGAAATAAGATTATTTGAAATCTTAATAGAATTATTTATTTACTAGACACTATATATTAATAGCGTATTTCCAATATAAATATAAGCAAACTTAAAAAACAGTAAAAAAGTCCTAACTTTTTTAGCTAGGACTTAATATTGTTGTGTATTTACCAATTAATCTCTGTTTAAATCTCGTATATACTGAATATAACGAGCTGCATTTAATTCTGTGCGCCGAGCAACACTTGGCTTGATAAATGTTTTGTTTTCTTTGATTTTTTCCAATACACCTGTTTCTTTCATTTTTCTTTTAAATGCTCGTAATGCATACGCTAAATCATTGTCAATTACTTTAACTGCAGAAAAATGACCTGGGACTGTGGTTTTGTGTTGTTTTTGTTTTTTATTCATATATAACTGTTTTAAATTTTTCTTTGTGATGCTGGTGCTTTAAAAGCAAATCTAGCAATTTCTGGCATTTGTGAAAAATATCCTTGAATCTTTTGTGATTCAGTTCCTGGATCTTCTCCTAATCGAAAATAGAAATATCCAGTTTTTCCAGATGCAGAACGTTCATGTTTTATGATAGTAAAACCTTTTTTGTTGGTCCATTGCATGATGTCTTTAGCTACCATTTTAGCTTCTTGAGGATCTCGCAAATTATACATTACATGTCCTTGGTAGTCTGTGATGTTGTTAACGAGTTGAGCTTCGTCTAATTCGGTTTCTGATAATTTATCAGCTTCTTTATTAAAATCAGCTAGTGCAGCAGTTGCTGCTTTAATTTTGTCTGGATCTGGAATTTTTGAATTTTGTTCATCCTGCTCACGCAATCCAAAAAATTCTTTTGCTTTATTTTTAAACCTGCTCATTATCATGCTCTTATATTATATAAATAAATATCCAAAACTCCAAATTAAAAATATTTGTTAAATCCTTCTCCAATATCACTTAAAGCCGCTTCTAATCTTCTTTCAGCAATTAAAATTTCATTACATGCTTTTTTTGCTTCATTGCATGCAGCTTCGACATATCTTATTCTTCTGGATTCAGAAACTTTATCTGTAACGTCGCCATCTGACTCTGCAATATATCTACTACCTACTTCTACCATTTTTTCAACTTCTTGCATCATTTCTTGCAATTTTCTTTTAGAGATCATTGATTCTACAATTTCAGAATACCTATTAACTGTTTCAGCAAAGGCTCGTTTTTCTTCTGATGTTAGTGGTGCCGGGCCGTCACTAAATACTGTTTCTTTTTTTGAATCTATTTCATATAGCAAATTTCTTAATGTTTCTAATTTCTTGCCCATAATTTATATCCTACATTTTCCGTCTTCGCATAATATCGAAGTTATAATTTCATTTACTTTTCCGTATTTGTTTGTTGTTTTGGTTACTGATTCATTTAAACCTTTAGGACTCATAAATGCTCCATGTGTGGATGGATTAGATACAAAGTCCCAACAAATCAATTCAAAGTCGTCTTGTACTTCTACTACGCCTTCGTTTCTCAATTCTTTAACGCTTCCTAACCCTCGGCTTGATATTCCTAAAGTAATACCAGCTTTAAACAATGATTTTAATATGTTTCCACTAGGAGTATCTAGTATCTGAACTGCTCCTTTTAAATCATCGCCATCCCACCATATTTTTAAAACGTTGTGAGACACATTGTTCAAGTTAACTACACTTGACTCTGGATGATCTAATTCTCCTAATGCTCTGTTTTGTGCGATATATTCTCGTTGATATCGCTGACACTCTCGCATCAATATGTTTTTAGGATATACTCGTCCGTTTTGATTTTTAGCTCCTGCTCTTTGCAATACTCCTTGCACAACCATTCCGCCTGGTATTCCGAATCGTTCTCCATTAGATTCATTAAGAGAACCAATTGGTTTAAATGGCATATATTCTACAAGTAATTTAGACATATTATTCTCCTAATGATCTTACTCTCTCTGATATTTTTATTAATCTCTCTGATATTTTTGTTAATGCATTTTTAGTACTATTTCCAAATCCAGAATGTGATATTCCCGATTCTGTTTTTAGTCTGCTTGTATATTTAATAGTCTCTTCAATTGTCTTTAATTGTTTAGCAACTTCACTAATAGACTTTTTAACTTTTTGTTCTGGAGTTATTTTAGAATCACTTAAAGCAAAATTACGATACCCTTCAATAAGTTGCTCATATTTACGATCCATTGCTTCTTGAACTTGATCGTACTCTGTATGTAATTTTTTATTGGATACTGTTCTATATCCAGTACTTTGATTTAATTTAGGATTAGTTCGTTTACTGAAAGCTGCAGGTGTATTAAACCCAGCAACACCTGTAGTCGTAGACATTTCATCTACTTTTTCGTGATATCCTTTTCCATTACAATGTTCGCAGCCTTTACCTTTGCATTTGCTACACCGTTCTACATTTTGATATTCAGGTTTCATCCCTGTATTTTTACAACGGTTACATCCGCTACCATAACATGAATCGCATTCCGGCCGGTCAGCTTCTTTAGCTGCTTTTTTCATCGGCTCTGTTGTATTACCATCTTTATCTAAATCTAGAAAGTCAGGTTTTGCATTTTCATTTAACGTTTGAAAGCTTTCTTCT